TACCACCTGTACCAACAGTAATTGTATATGCAGTGCCAGGAACCACAGTAAGTTCGTATGCTAAAGAAGGCACTGATCCACCGGAGCCTCCTGCTGCACCACCTCTAGAGCCAACAGTTGTGGAACCACCTCCACCTCCACCTCCTCCGCCTCCTCCGCCTGAACCGCCGCGCCCAAACACGATAACGGTGACGACACCAGCAGGGCATGTCCAGGTTCCATTTGTAGTAAAAAGTTGTCTTGTTAATCTAGACATTACTCAACCCACATTACGACTATTTGTCCGTTGCTTCCTGTAGCACCAGTTGCGCCAGCTCCACCAGCCGAACCAGTAGTTGCTGTCAGTGCTCCACCACCTCCTCCGCCTCCACCAGAACCACCTGCACCAGCAGAAGATGTTGGAGGAGTAGGTGCCGCATTCCCAGCTCCACTATTTGTTCCAGTAGTGCCGCCCACTCCACCGGCTCCGCCGTTTGAACCTGGAGCGTCAGCAGCTACGGGTGCGGCACTTCCACCGCCACCAGCGCCAGCATGAGAGCCAGTGCCAGCCGCTCCACCTGCTCCACCAGAACCATTAGCAAAAAATGGAGATATAGCTCCAGTTGGGGTTACACCCGTAACACCAGCTCCACCAGCAGCATTACCATTACCACTAATAGGACCTTGGTCACTCCACGTTCCAAATCCAGCAGCTCCACCAAGACCAGTAGGAATTCCCAGTGCTCCAGCGGTTCCACCTTGTCCACCAGAACCAGGTTGAAATGCTAGAATACCGTCAAACGTAGAGGAAGTTCCAACAGATCCCGCTGTACCAGCAACACCAGCTCCACCACCAGCAGCAGCAGTTGCTCCAGCACCACCAGCTCCACCTGCTCCACCAGAACCAATAGTTATTGTATATGTGGTACCTGGAACGACCGTAAGTTGATAAGATAGGGATGGTACAGAACCACCTGTTCCACCTGCTCCACCACTTCTAGCTCCGAGCGTATTAGATCCACCACCTCCACCACCTCCTCCGCCTCCGCCGCCAGCTCCGCCTCGTCCCCAAACTATTATATTGACTACGCCGGCTGGACAAATCCACGAACCAGAAACTGTGAATGTCTGTTTAACATATTTGGACATTACTCAAACTTCCATTTTCCTGAATCAAGGTAAACTCGTTTTTTGCCCTTTTTACTATTAGACATTTTCTTTTTGCTTTTCTCTGACATTGCAATGCCTTCGTTCCAGGCTTTTTGTCCTTTATGAGAGTCCGATAGTTTTTGTTTACATTCAGGTGTTAGAGGTTTACCTTTTAATTTTTCAGATGTTCTTTTAACACTCGGGTTGGTTTCTTTGGTCTGTCCTTTGTTCCAAGCCGTTCCACCCATTCTCCTTAAAGACATTTTTTCTCTTGTTTCTTCAGAGACCAAATGTCCTTTAAGTGCTGCAGCCACCTTGAGTTTGCTTTCTTCACTGTTTTTCAGACCTTTACGACTAACACCTTTACCGTTAGCCCACATCTTTTTAGAGTTTTTAGATATGATTTTTTTAGTTTCTTCACTCATTTTAGAGTTATCTCCACCTGTGGTTAAGTTATAACCATTAGGGGCTAAAGTTTTGAAAAGTTTAATGTAATAGGCCTCTCTGTGATTCATCTCTTCTAGAGAATTACACCTAGCCAACACACTCACTTCAAAACCACCTTTGCCATGTTTTTTAATGGCACGACTCAAATAGCGGCAATCTGACCATTGATAACAATGTTCTCCCCATCGCTTTTTTAAAGAATACTTAGTCTGTCCTATATACATCTTTCCATCCAACTTATTTCTAATCCTATAAACAATCATGATAAACCTCTTTATAAGATTATATCATATTATTGGGCCTATCCGCACCACCAGTTAGTACCATCAGTTGTGATAGTGAACCAACCCCAAGGAGTCTGGAGCACTTTGCTTGCAGCAAGTCCTTCTATCTTTTCTGCACCACTTGGTGCAAGAGTAAGATTGTTGGTCTGAAAGAACCCAGTTGAGTCTATCACTCTGTATATTTTACCCGCCAAAGCAGTCGGCGAAGGCAACGTAAGGGTAAAAGCACCACCAGAAGTATCACATAGAATCGTTCCGTCTGTCGAAAGGATCGTATAGTTGGCAGTCTTAGTTACAATTGGAGTAGTATTAGTAGCTGTTATAGTTATTGAGCCAGCTGCATTAGTTACGGTGATTCCAGTACCTGGAGTCAAAGTACTTAGAGTATAGTTGGTTCCATTACCAATCAACATCTGACCGTTTGTAGGCGTAGTCGAAAGGTCAGTGCCGCCGTTAGCAATGTTGACTATTCCTGTCACATTGGCAGCATTACCAGAGATGTTGCCTGTGATAGCGGTACCTGGGATAGTTGTTGAAGCAGTAACCTGACTAGCACCATTACCATATAGATAACCAGTCAAGCTAGAAGTAATAGGAGCAACGCTAAAGGTTGCAATACCAGCGAAGAGAGCACTTCCATTGACTTGTAATAGCTGACTTCCATCCGTAGTTGTTCCGAGTAGGAGATGTCCTGTTGGTGCGATCCTCATAGCTTCTGCGGAAGTTACTGAACCAACCGGCGTCACACTAAAGCCGATGTACGTAGGCATAGATGTGTCGGTGAAGGTAGCTCCTGCTACGATGTTTATAACACCGGTGCTTGCCACAGCGAATGCCGTAGCACCATAACCTCTACCAGAGAAGAATGTCAAGTTTGTTCCACTCGTTGTAGCAGAAGGACTTGCAAGTGTACCACCTGCTTCTCTACCTCTGAATCCTACGTTTGAACCGTATCCAGTAACTTGAATAGCTTTCGTAGCTCCAGAGTTATTAACGATATCTAATACTGCGGTAGATGCAGGTTGAACACCAATACCTAATGATAATGTAGTATCGTTCCAGTAGAAGTTAGCATTATCTTGAGTGAGAGTTCCAGTTGCTCCAGCGAAGATGACGCTGCCTTGAGTGAAACCACCAACCTGAGAACCTAAAAGAGCTAAGGATGTAGCAGATGTTAGACTTGGTAATGAAGTCAACGTGCTGTTAGATGTCGCGGTAATGTTTGCCGCGGTACCCGAAGTATTAGCAGCATTGTTTGGAATGTCGCCAGAAACCAATGCACTCCATGTTGGTGCGTTTGCTAACGTACCAGTTCCTTGAGATGTAAGGAATTCGCGCACAACAGTGGTATTTCCAGGCAGTCTAGCAGCTGCGGGAGTAGCGTTTTCGTAAATGATATCGCCCAATGTAGTCATTGGTGATAGTGCATTAAATGCAGCGTTAGCCGTGATCTGACCAGTTCCACCATGAGGAATAGTTACAACACCGTTAACGTTTTGAGCATTGCCAGCTATGTCACCAGTAACCTGAGAGCCAGGTAGTGATAAAGCGGAAAGTGTTGTTAACGTAGAGTTAGTGGTAGCAACCAGATGCGTAACTAAAGAACCAGCGGTAGTAGTTACATCACCAGTTAATGCTGGAAACTGTGCAGCCTGAAGAGTACCAGTCAATTGAGTAGTCGGCAAACTCAATGCTGTAAGAGTCGTCAATGTAGAGTTGGTTGTGGCCGTAATGTTTGCCGCATTTCCAGGAATATTTCCAGTAACCTGAGAACCAGGCAAAGATAAGGCAGACAATGTGGTGATTGTTGAGTTTGTAGTAGCAACTAAACTCGCTACGCCAAGATTTGTAATAGTTATATCACCAGAGATACTCTCAGGTGTCCACTTACTTGTGCCGCTATTCCATATTAAAATCTGAGCATTAGTCGGAGCGGTCGAAGAAACAGAATGACCCTGAATAGCTACAACAGTAGCTGCTGCTGCTCCAGGACCAGTAGCTGTCACATCGCCAGTTAATGAGGTGATAGCTGCACCAACAGAGGCACCTATCTGTGCTTGTAGGTTTTCGAACGCTGCAAGGATGGAGTTGGTTGCGGTAATTGGTGTATTAGTACCAGTTACATAGCCTGTCAACAATTGACCAGTTACAGAGGTGTTAGTAAGTGTTACCACACCAGTATCGGACATAGTAGCAGCACCAGACAGACTTACAGCCTTATAGGAAGTGATGCCAGTCTGGTAGACTAGAAACTGAGCATCAGTGGGTGTAGTAGGATTTACTGTGATTCCTTGAATAGCACCTACAACTGTAGCTCCTTGAGTTCCAGTAACATCACCAGCTAGAGTTCCTGTAAAGGATGCAGCTGAGCCGCTCACATTACCAGTTACATTACCCGTTAGATTGCCAGTTACGTTGCCAGTCAATGATGCTGTAATAACATTAGCAGCAAAGTTTCCAGATGCATCTCGTTTTACTATAGTTGAAGCAGTGTTGAGTGCTGTGGCTGCATTGGCTGCTAACTCTGCAGTATGTACATTAGCTGCTGTAGAACCACCAACAAAAGCAACTACAGTTGCTCCTTGAGTTCCAGTGACATCACCAGCTAAAGAGCCAGTAAAGAATATTGAAGTTGTAGCAGTGTTAGCATTACCGTTTAAGGATGCGGTGATTGTGCCAGCTGCGAAGTTACCAGAAGCATCTCGCTCCACTATTGTATTAGGAACGTCAAATGGTGTGGCAGTAGATACGGCAGTTGCCGCAGCAGCGATAGAAGCAGCTGAGGCTCCGCCTACAAAGTTAACAGTAACAGTAGCTACTCCAGGACCAGAACCGGTTACGTCACCAGTTAAAGAGGTAATAGCGCTAGCAGAACCAAGTGCAACTTCAACACCAGCAGAGTCCTGTATGTAGAGAACGTCATCTGTCTTGACGTAAATGAGATCGTATCCAACTGGCGGTGGAGAAGGTTTTGTAGCAACCTGTCCAAATCTAAGTGTTCCTGGTGATGACATCGTATCTCCTTAAAGAATTATCAGTTCGCCGTCTGGCTCTATTTCGAGAGTACCAGTGAGTTCAATTTCTAGTTCAGCAGCAATCATATAGTTTTGAGATGGTATCTGTACTTCAGTTGTTATGCTTCTACTGCCTACAAAACCCTGAGTTTCTAATGCTCCACCGTCTTGAACATAAGTCCCTGGACTGTTCTTAATTGTTGTTCCAGTAGTGTCCGCCCATCTTGCGATAGCATCAATAGTAGTAGGTGGAACGCCATTGACTCCACCCGAGCTAGAACTGCCAACTATATCTAAGGTTCCAGTGAATACGTTAAACTTGTAAGCCATTACGGACCTGTAGGCGTTCTAACAACGCTTGTTATAAAGTTCTTTGTTGCGTCTGTATAGGTAACAACTACTAGTTGAATTGGAGTACCAGATAGTCCACCAAGGTAAGATTGGTAGTTTTCTACTGTAGCACTTGGATACGTAGCCGCTATTGAATCATATGGCAGATCGAAAAGACCAATGCTCTTAGATATATCT